TTCCACCATTCAGGGTCTCTCTTTACGTTGATAACCTGAAACTCCTCAGGTTTCGGCCAATTCGTCTCTGCAGGCTTATATTCTATAAAATCCGCTTCTTCGAGGTCTAATATTTCCATACACATTTGTAGCTGTGGGAGATAATGCCGTGGTACCTCTGGGAGTATCTGTCTCATCGGAGGGCATTTAATCTCCACCAATTTCCCCGACTCTGTTACACCATCTGGACTTCCACCCAGAAAATTGTGCACGGGATGGGGACAAAGACCAAGTTCGTGTACGACCTCACCATGACGTTGTTCATAGAGTATTCTAGCCTCATCTTCATACTTTTCACCGTGCTTTGTGGCGGAATTGCCCATAAAACGTGGTCCAAGCCCACACTTCTTGAGTAATAACTCATCAGGAGTCTCATACTTGTTAACTCCTATAGCGGTAGCAGCGTCTGAAGCCGTCAACATATTACCACGGAGAGCAAGCCACTCTTCAGACTTCTGAGCAGCATATTCCCTTTCAATTAGAGCCTTGACATTGGGGTGCATGTTGTATTAATTAACATTGTAACTTTTAAGTTCTTCCAACACCTGAAAGTACATCTGGGCCGCATTTTGTTCAGCTTGTTTCTTACTTTTGGCAACGCCCCTAGATCTAAATAAGTTTTGTATATAGATGTCTATGTAGAAGAGACCTTCATGATGTGCGGCAACTCGATATTCAGGGAGCGGCCAGTTGTTAACTTGACAATGGCGCATGAGGTGGTCTTTGAAATTGTCATCCACCATGATGGAGTTCATATCAATCATATCTGGGTCTTGATAGATGCGAAGGATAAACTCTTTAGCGTGAATCAGACCAATGTCCATGTAGATGGCGCCGATGAGTGCCTCAAAAACATCTTCGAGAATCTTGGGATTATTGTTCCAACCGTTACGCATCCCCTTCTCATCCATGATGACGAGTTGTTCAAGTCCCAACTTCAACGCAATCTTTGCTAAGGTTTCACCACGAACGAGCTTTGTACGCGCCTTCGTGAGGAAGCCTTCTTGACGACTTTCATAACGATCAAACAAAAACTTAGTGATGACAAACCCGAGGACCGAGTCACCAATAAATTCGAGGGTTTCAAATGATTCTGTGAATTGTTCATACTCTTTAAGAGCGGATTTATGTGTAAAAGCCTTTTGGTACAAATCAAGGTTTTTGATCTTTGTACCAACAAGTTGTTCAGCCCTCTCTTTGGTGAGGAAAGTGACCATCGTTGTTATGTTATGTATGTGTTATTTTTTTAAGCCTCCTTCTTCACGTAATGCGGACTGAGATACTTCTGCAAATTAAGGTAAGTCACCTGAACGTCCGCGGGAGGCGCGAGGAGGTCACGGAGCTTATCGTCGAGGATAATCTGACGGCCGTTGTCAGGGTGCTTGAGACCCGCCTCAGTGATGTACTTGTTAATGAACTTGGTCACCTCGGAGCGAGAAATGAGCTCACCTTCGGGAAGTCCGAGAAACTCACGCAACTTAGGCGTCACATCCTGCTTGCGGTTGAATCCGTTGTTGGCAGCACGCGCGCGAGCCTTCTCACCATCTGGGTCTTCCTGGGTGTTCTTAACCTTGCGAACAAGCTTGGAAAGGTTCTTGATGTCGTTGCGGAGAGCGGCGATTTCGGTTTGAATGGTTTCGAGAGACATTATATCTTTCTTACACGACTAACCTTTAAGTCTATGTAGAGGAGAACAATGAGTACCGTGATTGCTGACAGTATTAAAGTGTTCGCAGTCCGGGATGTTAGCACAGAGGATTTTGGAGGTCGGTCTATAAATCGGAAAGGTTGTCTTGAACCATTTATGGGACACCCACCAGAACAACAATCCTTGGGGCAGGGTAGAACATTTGGACCCTTCCTTACTCCACAGAATTGTTCAGTCTCCCCCTTATAGGCATAGCACCTACACTCTTCAATGACATTGCATACCATTTTATTATATCACAATATATTAATGGACGATCAAATTTATTCGAAACCTGTGATTGAAAAATTCATTCAAGAAAATCTCTTTTTCAAAGATCCCAAGATGCAGAAATATTATGATCGAAATCTCCAGAGAGATGTTGGTAAGTTTCGTGCACGTGCACAAAGTGCTCACAAGTCGAAGAGTTTTGAAAAAATGATGTATGTCTTCGTGACTGATTCCATTCGAGACATCATTCTAAACACCATTGGTGAAATCACCGAGTACATGAAACCTATGGGTGATGTCATCGTCAGTGGTGGTGAAGCGTTCAATTTATACACTGACTTTGATGACCGTATCATCACGAGTGATATAGATGCCAAGTTTGTTCCACGTCTCCCAGTGAACCCAAAATATTTTGGGAAGCTTCAAGCGACGAAGCTTATGCTTTGGAACAAAATGGGAGAACTCGCACAGCGTTTGAACCTGAAAATCAAGAACCGAATTATGTCGATGAAAAAGAAGGATCCCAAACTTTTCAAGTTCTTGGGAATCGGTTTCAAGAATTCTGGTCCATTTGTCACGAGACGATACACCCTTATCAAGAAGAAGAAAACGAGGAACGATAACAAACCTGGTAAGAGTGATGTGTTCATAGATGTTGAACTGTTTGCCCTCGATCTCAATCTCCGTTTCTTTTCCCCCGAAACGGGTCGTATTCAAGACGTTACCATGGGTGGAATTCTCGACATCCCTTTCATGCGCCCGAAAGAGTTTGGCTATGAAGTCGTACTTTCTAGGCGACGTGGTATTACCTATCGTAACCTAAACACAGGTAAACTTGTCACAGACAATAGGGTATACATTGCGAGTAAGGAATTTCTTCTCGAAGATATCTATCTCATGCACAAACTAAATCTTCGCCCAGAAAAGAAAGAGAAGGATCGTCAACGTCTCGTCAAATTGGCGAGACTCTTTGATAAACGAATCAGTGGTTCTAATTCAATTGAAGATGTCTTCAAACGTGTCAAGGGGAAAATCGTCAAGCGAGCCCCCGTGGTAAAGAAAGATGCTAAAGTTCCTATGAACCGAGCAAAGAAGGTTGATCCCTATAAATACAAAAAGTTTACGACCAAACCAGTACAGGATAAACTGTCTAAACAACTCGTACACGGTCTCAAACCCGTTGTAAAGAACACAAATATCAACGGGTACACCAAATCATCAGGGAACAAGCGTTTCAATCTCAATAATCTCAAATGGAAAAATGTGAAAAACAATTCATATGTGAAAAACGAATTCACGTTGAGACCAGAAAAGGCGTTACCACTCCCTAAGAATATGAACATCACGAAAACCCTATATGGATATAAACCCAGGAGAAATCAATGGGTATCAAAAGAGTTACTTAATAAATCTGCAGCCATACCTTTTGTTGGTTTAAAGAAATGAAACCATAAGTATACATAAATGATCTACAACGCCCCCACCAAGGGTGAAGACGGTCTCTACTTTGTCAAGGTTCTCAACGATGATAAGCGTAAGTCTTTGATTCAGCTCAACAATGTTAAGGTTACCGACGTCTCAGGTGAGATCACGATGGATCTCGGTTCGGAGATGAACACCCAAAAGATTGAGACTATCGATGCTGCTAACCTTGGTGCCGCCATTGAGAACTGTGAGTCGTGGTTTGGCAAGAAGGTTTCCGATGGTGTTATCAAGGGTGCTTACACTTCCAGCCTGGATGCTGGTTCGATGACTTGTGACCGCATCGAAGCGACCAAGGTGTTCAACACACAGCAGGAGGTCGTCGATTTTGAGACTATCCAGCCCGAGAAGACTTGTGATGTCATTCTCGAATTTGCCGGAATCTGGTTCGCCAAGAAGGCTTTTGGTCCAACCTGGAATGTTGTCCAGGTCAAGGTCCATGACGATCCCGAGCCCGAGATTGATACTTATCCAGACGGATATGCTTTTGTCGAGGATGAGGAATAAAAAAATTGTTGTTAATATATAAAAGATGATGAAGGGCCGTAACCAAAACATTCTTATGTTGGTCGCCGTAGCTGCTCTTGTTTTTCTCCTTTTCACCATGAACTCCAAGTCCGATTACTCCATCAGTGAGCGTGAGTATTCCGCCTTCGGCCCTGCCGGCCCTACCGCTGGTCCCGCTGCTGGCCCTTCCGGTGCGCCAGCCGACACTGTGTGCGGTGGTATGAAGCGTGGCACTGGTCTTGCCTCGTCGCTCCTCCCCCGTGAAGTTGCCTCCGAGGAGGACTTCGGTCAGTTTGCCCCAGACGACATCCTCAAGGGTCAGAACTTCCTCGAGCCTCGTCAGCAGGTCGGTTTCCCCGAGACTGTC